AAGGTTTTTACACATCATTTCCCAGTAGAAAGCTGGGTCATCCTCTAATTGAATACGCTTATCCTCACTCATCACTTACCTCCAGAAAAAGCCCCGCCAGCCTCATGGGCTGGTCGGGGTAACGGGTGATCATGGTGGCGGGGTGCCATGACCTGCGTGTGACCTCCAGGGAAGACATGCCTGGCCCGCCCTCACGCGTGGCTTAGACTGTGTCAGCGAACAATGACGCGGTGTTGGACTTTGCCGACGCCAGATTGGCGCACGCCTGCTTCCAATAGGACTCCTTGAGTTCACAGCCGATGAACTTCCTGCCCATCTGGAGAGCCACATGGCCCTCGGATCCGATGCCACCGAATGGGGATAGCACGGTGTCCCCCTCGTTGGACCACATGCGCAGCGCCCGACGAATTACTTCCAGTTGGAGAGGACAGATATGGCGCTCGTCCTCGTTCTCCCTGGCGCTTGTCTTCTGCAGGGTGTCGCTTGGGTTGATGTCCATCCAGACGGGTGAGGCAATCTTCTGCCACTCACCGACCGGGAATTCCTCGGCGGTGTGGCTTACTGGCGATGTGTTCACTCCGGGTTTGCGGCAAACCACCAGATAGTCAGGGATGCCTTGGCGGCTGATGGTGGAGTCCTTCTTGAGTTGCTTCCACAAAAGGCCGATAGCCTTGGTGCGTTGCATTGCTGTGACCGGGTCCTTCCATATGCAAACCTCGCTGTGATAAATCCAACCCTCCTCGTTGTGGATGCGGATGAGTTCGCCGCGAAAGTCTCGCAAACCAATCTCGCCGTGATGGGTCTTGCTGCTTGGAAGCAACATGCAATGGAAGGCCGTCAACCTCCCCGGCTTGGTGACGCGGTACAGGTTGCGCACAAGGAATCGGTACTGCTCGAAGAACTCCTCATCGTTCCTCGTGTTGCCCATGTCCCTGGGTGACGCGCTGTAGGTGTACAGACTGGCGAATGGTGGGCTGTAGATTGAGAAGTCCACAGAGTCATCCGGCATCCCCGATGTCTCGTCCACGCAGTCACCCAGCCGCATTTCCCAGCCCTGTCCGGTCTTCACTTCACGCTTGTATTCCACTTGAATATTCCTCCCGTCTTTCAGTTCATCAGTGACAAAAACAGAAGCCTCCGCAATCATCCGGTCAGCCATTTCCTTGGCTTGCTTGTCCTTCCTGTCGATATTGGCCACCACATTCCCCTCGATGTCAGCGGCAACAAACCAGACATCCACCGGCCGCGTCTGGCCGAATCGCCAGCACCGGCGAACAGCCTGATAAATCTGTTCCCATGAGTCATTTAGCCCGACAAACACCATGCTGGAGCAGTGCTGCCAGTTCAGGCCGAACCCACACATGGAAGGCTTGCCGATAAGAATGCGGATCTTTCCCTCGGCAAACTCACGCAGGATGCGTTCCTTGGTTTCCTCGTTCTGGTCACCGCGCAGTTCGACGCTCCCGGGGATGGCTTCCGCCAATGCATCGCTTTCAGTGTTCAGGTGACACCAGATGACCCACGGGTCCTTGATGTTGCTGGCAACGATTCGCGCAGCCTCGGCCACCCGCTCGTCCGCGGTCTTCCTTTTTGCGGCCAACCTTTCCTGAAGCGTTGCAGCTTCCACCACGAATAGTTCACCCGGTAACACGCTATTGCTTGTGATGGTGGCCAAGTGCTGGCGCAAGTCAGGCAGCTTGTGTCGTGAACCATCAAAGCCTATGTCCTCGGGAGACTGGAGCAATGCGCCCCATGAGCAGACCCACTTCCAGAACGGTGTGATGGCGTGACCCTTCAGCCTCCACTTCTGAGTTTCGCCACCGTCGTGAACAAAGTAGGTGGCCAGCATTTCCGCGCGCGAGCAGACACCAAGGAACTCCGCGTGGCTGGCAAGCTCCATCCAGTCATTGGGTGCTGGTGTCGCGGTGCTAGCTAACCGGTATTCGATGCCTTCAGCAAACTCAATAAGCTCCGCCTTGGTGGCACCGTCGTGATGTTTGATGATGCTTGACTCATCCAGCACAATCCCTGACCACTCGTGCCCCTTCACCATGTGGAGCTTGGCATAGTTGGTCACATAGATGCCGGGTCCATTGATGTCAGACTCGGTGCGAATTTTCTTGACCTTCACGCCAAAGCGCTCACCCTCGGCAACGATCTGGTCAGACACCGCCAATGGAGCCAACACCAGCACACGCCATTTAGAAAAGCGCTGGACGTTTTCAGCCCACACCAATTCCATCAGTGTTTTGCCCAACCCGGTGCCGGCAAATATGCAAGCGCGACCCTTGCGCAGTGCCCACCTGATGATGGTCTTCTGATAGTCGAACGCGGCTTTAGGCATCCACTCTTCCGGTATCCGGTTGAAGCTGGTGGAGCGGTCCTTCCCCGCAATGAACTCAAGGTAATCAGACAAGACTTCCCCCTTACCCCCACGGGTCTGTAACAAAACAAACACCACATCCCGCCGCCAGGGGAATGATCCCTGGTACGCCAGCCGGCGGTTTCAAATTAGAACGGCATCTCATCAGCGTTGTTCGCCGGCATCGCCACCTTGGGAGCGCCGTTGATGATTCCACCGATGCGCAGGTTCTTGTAAACCTTCCCGTCTTTGCCGTTGGATTCCTTGATGGAACCCCTGAAGGTCTTCCCGCTCAAAGTCGGCAACGCCTTCGGCATCTCCACCGAGAACTTCTTCCCGTGCTCCTTCGTCCAGGTCTGTGCTGGAAGGCCGAGGAGCACCAAGTCCGCGCCGAACATGTTCACGGACATGTCAGTCCGGAAGAAGTAAGTCCGGCTTACCGTGCTTCCCTGCATCGGACCCTTGGTCACCAGCAGTGAGAAGTCAACGATCTTCTCGCCGGTCTTCATCAACTGGGTCGCCTCGGCCTTCTGGATCTGGAACTCGTAGTCCCCGACCGGGAGGTCGTTGATGTTGAGGAACTTCTTGGGTTCACTCGGTGAGAAGTAATCATCGAAATCGCTGAAGTCAGACATCAAACGCCTCCTGTTTTGGGTTCACCATCGGAACCCTTGTCATCCGAACAACCATCCATCCTCTGCTTGAGGTGGCCGATCAGCATGTCCGCGCTCTCTTGGGTGAGCTGGTCGGACTTGCCGTATTTCTCCTTGATCCACTCCATGAGTTCCTTGCCACCACCGAGGTCGATGATCAGCCGCTTGATCTCCGCAAGCTGGTCATGCGTGGCGCGCGGTTCGCTGATCTCGGACTCATCGAGCAGTCCAAGACCCATGATGGAAAGCGTCACCCGGCGCTTGGCCTTCGTTTCGCTTTTCATGTAGGCGTTGGCCAAAGCCTCACCGATCAATCCCTTCACCGCGACGGCGCCGATGGATTCATCCTGCCTTCCATCCTTGGTTGTGGCTCGGCATCGCACAACGCTGAGGTCGTTCTCCACCCTCCGCTCCAGGATCTCCACCGAGATGCCATGAGACTGGCGGATCTGGTCAGTCGCACCCTTCGTGAAATAAGGAACCAGCTTCCCGCTGAGGTTGATCCACTGGATCGGGATCGTCGCCGGATTCAATCCGACCGTCTCGCAGATCTGCCTGGTCACCTCGGCCTTGCCGTTGTCATCCAACCTCCCGCCTTCCCCCTTGGAAAGCGCCAGAAGTTCAGGACCTATCGCCACCAAATTAGCCATCACAATCCTCCACTTTTGAGACCTGATAATCTGACACCACCCGAAAACCCCCTAACCCCCGCACCTCCGTTTCCTTTTGAGTGAAACTCGGAAAGTGTGTGGTTTGCGTCTCGGTCGCTCATGCGAATAATTCTCCCTGTGTCTGCAAATTGATGTCAAAAACAATGCTGGCTGAATTGTGCTGTTCAATTCTTTGCCGCATAAGTATTCCGCGAGCAGCCTTGGTGGGCGGCCTGTAGGAACCAGTCCACCTGCAATCCAATCCAATTGACCTCGCCACCGCCGTGGAATCAGCAGACGAGAGCGGCAGCTTGGTAAAAATCTCCGGATCCAGCATCCTTAAACCATGCAGTTTGCATGGCAGCTTTCCAGAACTATCCGATATATGCCTCATTGCTTTCCCTATCCTTGCCCACCAAGCTGGTGTTTTTGGTGTGGCGAATTCACCAGATGATCCCAGTGCCACCCTCGTAAACCATGAAGCCAAGCGGGCCAACCGCCCAAAAGATTCATGAAGGTGCCAAACCGGAACGCATTCAGCGTTTCCATACTTTCGACGAGCTGCCCATTTAGACAGAAACCATCCGATTAGTTCGTCGTTTTCACGCTCACTGCCATCAATAACATCTGGCACTATCACCCAGTCGCAATTCGGATGAGTCATCGCCTCCAATGACCATTGCAAATATGGTTGCCAATCGGTTACGGGTTCGCCTTTTTTCCATGCGGAAAACGCGCCGTTATCCAAAACAAAAGATTTCGCTGCTGAGGCAGCAATGCCAAGCTGTTCTGGGTACCGATGGCTTATAAGTACATGCGCGCCATGAATGATTTGAGCGCATGCCGAATCGGGATTAATTGGCAAACCGTGGTAGTGAATCATGTGGTCACCTTCTTTTTCGCTGGGTCTTTTTGGTTTTTGATAGCCCAGACAATTCGATGGCAGTAGTAATGTTTTTTCCTCCAGATAACTTGCCAGTACTGCTTGTAGCCTTTGTCGACTAGGCAACCCGCCGGCTTTCCAGAGTTGGTGTTGCCGTGGCCAAAATTCCAGCGAAGACCGCTAGGCGTGGAATCATCAAGGCTAAAAGCTTCGCTTGCCCTAATTAGGTCAATCTTGTTTCGATATGGTTTGCTCACGCCATCACCCTCCGCCGAATCCTTCGCAGCGCCGCATCGTGCCAGCGCTCACCCACCTCCCTTTTCCGTCTCCTCGAACAACTCGCTGATCATGTACACGAACAGTTCCGTGGGATGCCTGAGCACCCCGCCCCACGGGCGGCTAAGGGTCCAGCAGTGCCGCTGCTCGAAAGGCCGCCACTCCCGGTGGCTGTACATGACGACGGGGTGCGGGACATCCCGGTGACGGGTGACCAGCAGCCGGTGACCGGGCTGGACTTCGTGGGAATAGGAATCAGGACACCCATCTGCCACCCACTGCCGGTAGAAATCAACAACCACACGGATGTACAAATCGCACTTTTCGTCCAGGCCATCTGGCAAGATGTCAGGCATTGGGCACTCTCCTTTCCCCGTGGAACC